GTGGACTAACTGATAATGATTATAGCTTTATAGATGGCACATTCCTAACAAATTATGGAAATATGCCTATATTTATACATGGGAATGGAAAAGCAAATATGGAATGGATAAGATAAAACAAACATATCAAGACACGCAGGAATGGAATCAGCAAATAGTTGAGCAATTCAACGCTGCCGTAAATGCAAACCCAAGATTAAAAGACTTGAGGGATTTTGTAGAGCAAAACGCATTTGGATTTGGTGAACGTGCATTTTATCAAATGTGGAATCTCATCATTGATACGATGCCAAAACGATTCTCATTCTTAGAAATAGGTGTATTCAGAGGTCAGACACTTGCGTTGATTCGTGAACTGGCGAACCAAAAAGGCAAACAAGTTAACATTGTAGGTGTTACACCATTGGATGACACGGATGGACATTGGCAGTCAGACTATGAGCAAGACATTAAATTCCTGCATACGATGTTTGAACTCGAACAACCTGTTATTGTTAAAGGTTTAAGTACCGAGCCTGCAATTATAGACTTTATTCAGAAAGATAAATTTGATATTGTCTATATTGACGGAGGTCATACTTATGATGTAATTACTTCAGACTTACAATCCTATGCACATTTAGCAAAGAAGTGGTTAGTAATTGATGACTGCGCTAATAAGTTTAATATGCCATTTGGATTCTTCAAAGGCATTGAGCCTGTGAGCCGAGCAGTCGATGAATATTTGCCACCATTCACAGAAAACCCGAACTTTGAATATTATTTTAACATAGTACATAACAGAATCTGGAGGAGGAAAAATGGCAAAGCAAAGAACTGATGAATCAAAAATGATTGAGGTGTGCAACCGAATAGCAGTAACGCATCTCGGAATCAATAAAATATGCAGAGAAGTTGGTATAAGTTCTGAAACATTTTATAACTGGTTAGGAGATAGCGAAGAAAATCAGAAACGATACGCACGCGCGCGCGAAGCACAGGCTGATTTATTAGTTGAGGAAATGATTGATTTATCGGATGATAAGACAGGTGATGTACTTGAAACTGATATAGGTCAGCAAGGCAATAATGCAAATGTTACAAGGTCAAGACTTCAAGTTGATACTCGTAAATGGATAGCATCTAAGCTAAGGCCAAAGAAATATGGGGATAAAGTTGAAGTTGAAAATACTGGAGAGGTAAAAGTAATAACCGCAAATTTTGGAAATCCGATTATACCAACCGCATCTCAATCAACTGAAAATACATAATTCGATAAATAACGAATCGTATAAGTATTATGTATTGAATATTGGCCGACAATTCGGCAAATCATTACTTGCTCAAAATCAAGCTATGTATTGGGGTTTTAATTATGCCAACTGCAAGATTGGTTGGGTTAGTCCTATATACCGACAAGCAAAAAAAGTATTCTCCGAGATGTGCCTTGCATTTGCAGGTCATGATATATTGAAGATAAATGCTTCTGATTTAGAGTTGAAGTTCCCAAATGGAAGCATGATGAAATTTTTTAGTGCTGAAAGATATGATAATATAAGGGGTGAAACATTTGATTATTTGATATGTGATGAGTTTGCATTTATAGATGAAGGTGCATGGACTGAAGTATTGAGAGCAACTGTATTGGTAAAAGGAAAGAAGGTTCTTCTGATTAGCACTCCTAAAGGCAAAAATCATTTTTACAACCTATATAACCTTGATGGGGTTAATAATCAATACAAGTCATTCAAGATGACATCTTATGATAATCCGATAATAACACCAAGTGAAATAGATGATGCAAGGCTGACATTGCCAGACCATGTATTCCGGCAAGAGTATTTAGCCGAGTTTATAGATGGTGGTTATTCATTATTTGAAACTGCCTTGTATAGCAATGTTTATGAAACAACACCAAGATATTATGCAGGGGTTGACTTAGGCAGAGCAGATGACTATACTGTTATTAGCGTATTTAATCAGAAAGGGCAGCAAGTGTTTATAGACAGATGGAGGCATGATACATGGAATAGCATTGTTAGTAAGGTTATTAATATTATAAACAAATATGAGGCATATGCTATGGTTGAGGTCAATAGTATAGGCGATGCAATATTTGAGCAGATTGTCAATGGTGCAAATAATAAGTCAAGAATTAATCCATTTGTTACCACATCAAAGAGCAAGCAAGATGCAATAGAGCAGTTAGTTGTAGCCTGCCAAAATAAGGAGGTGCAATTCCTTCAAGTTGATTGGCTCAAAAAAGAGATGGAAATATTTGGATATGAATATAATCCTAAAACTAAATCAGTAAAATACTCTGCACCTAATGGATTCCATGATGACGGAGTTATGGCAACTGCCATAGCATATGAGGCATATAAGAATCTGAAGGCATCAGGCAGGTATTCTACCATAACAATTTAACCCTTAAATTCTATTTAATTACGATGAAGAATTATTCCGAACTCACAATCAAACAATTCCTGAGATGCAAAACTATTGCCGACTTGGAAACTGACCCTATAATGAGGAAGGTCAAGATGTTGGCTGAAATCGAGGGCAAGGATGTGGATGAGGTTGAGTCGATGCCTATTGGTGATTTATTAGCAAGGTTAAAAGGACTTGAGCAGATTGAGGCAATGCAACCTGACCAGAAGATTAAGTTAAAGTTTAAACTGGGTGGCAAGAGGTTTATAGTTAAATGGAGGCAACAAGATTTGACTGCTGCTCAATACATTGATGCAACGCACTTTTGCAAAGAGCAGGATAAGATTATACACAACATCCATAATATTCTGGCTGCATTGGTAGTGGAAAGAACATGGTGGGGTAAGGAGAAAAAGTACAATGGGGATAAGCATAAAGAGATTGCAGACCTGTTCTACAATGAGATGAAAATCAGCACCGCATACCCAATCATGCTTTTTTTTTGCAAGTACTACGAGGCATTAGTAACCAATATGCTAACCTATTTGGGGGCGGAGGCGGAGAGGCAAATCAATTCTATCAAAAGTGGTCTTGGATTGCAACGATAAATGACATGGCAAACAATGACAGAACTAAATGGGATTTTTACTTCGATATGAATGTTACCGAGTTTTTGAATACCGCTTCATTCTATAAAGATAAATCAGACAATGACAACCGCAGAGCAGATAGGCAGTAAATATGGACAAAGCACAGATGACTTTGCAACGGCACAGGGCAATACCCTGACCGATATTGTATTGAGGTGGTGCAATGGTGGTATAGATTTGATGCGTGATAAGATTATAAAAAATACACGCACAGGAACGAGAGGTGCATTGGTTGCAAATATAGCACCTATGCCTGTAAAAGTTGGAGGCTCAAAAGTTAGCATTAATATAGTCGCAGGTAAAGATGGCTATTACTGGAAGTTTGTTGACAAAGGTGTTAGGGGTGTAAAGAAAAACAAGGCAGGCAATTCTCCATATAAGTTCAAAACAATAGGTGCAGGAAAGAATATGGTTGATAGCTTCAAAAAATACATCGCCAAAACAGGCAGCAAAAGTATGAGTGGCAAGAAGCTAACCAGTAAGAATAAAAAGAAACAGGCAAGTGCAATCGATAAGGAGGCAAAGGCAATGGCAGTAGCGACAAAGATAGGAGGTATAAAGCCTGTAAACTTTGTGCGAGAAGCAACTAATAAAAAGAGGGTTGACCAATTAGTGAATGAGGTTGCCAAAGGATTAGGGGCAACAATTAAAGTAAGTATTAAACGAGTAGCAAATGAGTATAACAGTAAATAGTGAACCTGCTGAACATGGGGCAGGGTATAACCAACTTGTGTTTGATGTCACAAGTACGCAGACCGCACAAACTAACTTCAATTTTGTGATTGATGTTTATGTGGGTGGAGTGAGGGTAAACAGGCAACTATACCCAAAACAACCTGCATCGACTTCATTAAAAGTTGATGTTTCTCCTGTGGTTAGGAATTACTTGTCAGCCGATTTTCTGAACGCATCGAGTACATTATTATCCGCCAATACTGGTAGCAGATGCCCATATTATGTGCAGTTTGGTGAGGCATATAACAACGCATCAGGAACATTAATTATCTATCCTGACCTAACAAAGAGCAATGATAAGTTTGCCTACAATGCCGTATTTGATTTTGAGGAGTTTGGCAAGTTTGAATTTTCAAAGATGAACATTGCCTCTGGGTTTACCTTGCAAGAAAGCATCCCTAATTACAAGTATGCAGGGCAATATAAGACAATCACATACTTTGACCCTGTAACGAAGATTGAGGGTATTGTCAGCAATGGCAGTCCGAATGTTGTATTAACAGGAGAATATGCAACGATAATGCCACCAACACTTTCACCAGGATTAGGCATAACAGGAACAGG